GGGCGCAGCTTGATGATGACGGGACTGCTACCCGCCAGTGAGTCATCGAAGCGATAGATCAGCGGCGCAAGGTATGAGCCGGCCGAGAGCACGGCCGAGATCCCTGAAATGCTCAACTGCCCGGTGTCAGCCGTCTGCACCAACCCGGCCGAAATCAGATTGTCATGCAGCGCCTGAATCCAGGCCTTCAGGTTTGCTGCCGTGTCGTTGTTGGCGTTCAGCGCGCCCCACGTCACCTTGCTCAAAGCTGATCACCCATAGGGGTTTCGCCGGGCCATTGGCCCTTCGCGGCATGCCACTGGCGGTAATCGTCCAGCACCTTTTCTGCGGAACCGGCATCCCGCGCCGCAATGGCCAGCCACTCGCTCAGCGGGGCCCCCGGAGCAGGGCCGCCGCGCTCAGATGCGAACAGCTGGAATGCCGGCAGCGAAAGCAGCCGGCCCCAGTTGATCCGATCCGACGACGGCAGGATGTCTGCCGACTGGATTCCGATGGCGCCAATCACCAGGGTTGCAGGCATGGCTTACACCTTGAAAATCTTGTTCGTCCCGTTGTCCCAGGTGACGATGATGTCGCCGCCGTTGGGCGTGATCGGAAGGCCGGTAGCTGTGTCGATGTAGGCGATCACCGGGCTGGTGGCTTCAGACCCTGTGTCCTTGTAGATCACGATGGCCTCGATGGTCGCGCCGGAAACGCTGGTGAACGTGCAGTCCGCAGCATCCGCAGCGCCGCCCGTGGTGGATTTGCTGGTGAGCGTCACCGGCCCAGCGATGCGGGCCGACAGCGGGATGTCCGCCAGATACTGGTGGATGGCTGTCTGCGGCGTGTAGGCGCCGGTATCAACCAGATAGACCTTGATGGTATCGGTCAGCCAATTGAGCTGGCCTTCCAGGAAGCGCTGGCGCGCGTAGTCGTAGAGGGTATTAGCCATCTTTCAAATCTCCTTGGTGGTGCGCATTACGGCATGAAGCTCTGCGTGACGTGGGGAAAGTCCTCGCGCGTGAGTCGGCGCAGGTCGGCATCCGGCAGTGGGCCGAAATAAGCCGTAAAGGCGGCCTCCGCTGCAGCCGCACGCGACGGATCGATAAACTCGGAATCGGGGATGCTGAAAGCCCGGAAGAGCACCCACTGGACAAGGTGCTCATGGTGGTGACGGGCGATCTCAGGGCTGTCCGTGGTCTTTGACATGGGGCGCTTGGGCGCCCGGTATCCCTCAAAAATCAGCAGCCCGCCCACAGACGGGCGAGGCACGAGACGAATGGAGGTGTCGTTCAGGATCGCGTACTTCGGCACCCCGGACTGGTCGCGCCAGTCTTGAATGCAGTCGTCAAGCCACTCCTGCGAGCGGAATCCAATCGGCGGGCCGCGATGCGCCGCCCCGTCCTCACGAAAGCAGCAGTTGTCTATTTCGATCAGACTTGCGTGAAAGTCGTACTGCGCCCGACCAGCACTCACCGCCACGTCGCAGACCTCGGAGTCATCTGCCGCATGAATCATCCGGCCGCGAATGCACGCCTGATATTCGGCCTCGTTCAGAAAGTCCCGCACCTCGGCATCGCTGACGAAGAACGGTTCTGCCTTGTCTTTGGCCAGGAGCCGGTATCGGGAAATCAGCTCAGCCAGGGTCATGGCCTACACCGCGCCGAACTGGTCAATCAGCTGCAGGGTCTGGGTGCGCATAGCCTCCACCGACAGCCGGCCGTCGAGCTTCTGGCGGTAGTTGCGCGACACAAACTCCTTGAGCGCGTCCTTCTCCATGAAGGTCACGGACTGGCGCAGATCCTGGAGCTGGTTTTCCTTGTCGAGCTCTTCCGCCTGCTTCTGCTTGGCCGCCTCCAGAATCTCGGCGGTATCGTCGCGCGGGATCTCGGCCACCTCGGTGATCTGCGCAACCTTCTCCGGCGCAACCTCGGTCTTGGCCTCGCGGAACAGATCGACGTGGCGCAGGAACTGAGTTGCGACAGGGCCCGGGAGGTAGCGCACTTGGTCGGCAACAAAGCTCAGGCCGGTGCCATAGATGCTGTCTGCCCACCGCTGGCGACGGCCGACGTACTGCACGGCAATGTGGCCATCAGGGATGGCCGGCGCAACGGAAACGACCGCCTGCGCGGGCTCAATGGCCTTCAGCGCATGCACCGCGCCGCGAAACAGGTAATCCTTCGCTTTCTGCTCCGCCGGCAGATCGGCATAGGGCACGCAGCACGGGTGCTCCTTCTTCTCGGCATCCTTCGCCGGGCCGTACTTCCAGCCTTCCGCCAGCTTCTGGGTCAGCCAGGATTCATGCGACTGCTCGGGGGTGGCATCCGGCTTGGCCAGGTGCATATCGACGCCGACCAGGGCGCTGTTCTGCTGCCATTCCGGGGCGTCTTCCCACGCCGGCTGCGAGGTATCGCCCAGCGATGCGCAGTAGGCGCGGTTGATCTCGTGCGCCACGCGCGCAATTGCGATTCGGTCCATCGTCATCTCCGGTGTGCACCGGGCAGGCCGCCAAGCCCGCCCGGTGGGTCAGGCCTTGATCAGCGCGGGCCGGCGAGCTCGCCGATCACGCGGATGTCGGTCAAGCTGGCCTTGGCGTTGGCGGCGCCGCCGGTGGTCAGGATCAGACGCGCCTCCTTCGGCAGGACGACGGGCGCCGTGGTGGCGGTCTTGCGGATGACGGCGGCGGCAGCCAGGGAGGTGGCCGCGAAGAAGTAGGCATCGTTCTGCGGCACCTCGGTGCTATCGACACCATCGGCATAGACGAAGCCCAGCTTGCCGGTGACGGAGGCCGTCAGCGCCGTGGAAACGGTCACCATCACATCCTCCAGGTGCATGCCAGCCGGCAGCGGACCCAGATCAACCACGTCGCCAGAGGCAACCGCGGCGGTCGAATCGGAGTTGATGACAGCGCCCGATGCGTTGGTTTGCATGCGGAACTTGAGGACGGACAGATTGCCGTAGGGCGCGCCGCCAAACACGTTATTCAGGGCAACGGCGCGAGTGATTTTCGCCATGGTGGGAATCTCCTGTACTGGATTGGGTTGGGGCCAGCCGGTCAGGCCGGCCCCTCACGCATTACTTGCGGGCGCCGATGATGGGCACGGCGGTGTCGATGGCGACGGCGCCGTAGTCGGTGATCTGCTTGCCGTCGTTGCCGGCGTCGATCTCGAATCGGATCTTCGCCACGCCACGGATAGCGCCGATCAGCAGCTCAACCTTGTCACCATGGTCCAACTCTTTCTCGCTCCAGAAGAACGGGATGGAGCTCTTGTCAGAGCTGGCCAGCGCTTCACCGATGGCCTGGCCGCCCAACAGAATCGCGCGATCAACCGCGAAGTTCGTGCCAAAGCTGGCCGGCACCACGCAGCTGGTTTCGGTGGAGGCGCTGAAGCTGGCGGCGTACTTGATGGTGTCGCCCGCGTAGAAGCGGATCGGGCGCGGCATCTTGACGATCAGCACGCCATTCCAGAGGCCGATGGAGCCCAGGAACAGGGGGTGCATCTTGGCCTGCTGAGCCCGGGCCATCGCGTTGGCCTGGAACTGCCGGAAGTTGGGGTCAGTGGCAAACGCACTGTACTGGGCCGGAGACACCAGCAGCACGCGCAGGGGATCATCGTCGGCTGCGCTGTCACCCTCGAAGCGCACCGGCGGAGGCGGCAGGGCGATCTGATCCATCGTGGTGCGGATGGCATCGATCACGCCCATCTTGAGCTGGTCGGTGGTGTCCAGATTCACCTCGCCAGCCGTCACGCCAAACGGAGCGATGCCGGCGCCGTCGGCGATGAAGTGGCGATTCTTGGACGGAGCCAGGACCGGGTTCACCATGATGTCGGCGAACTTGGCGTGGCTGTCGGTCGGGATGGCCCACTCGATGTTGTCGTGATGGCCGCGAGCGCCAGCCATATGCACCAGCAGCGACTGGTCCACGTAGCGATCCATCAGGGACTGCGCCACCGGGCGGCCCAGGCGGCGGAACTCGGCAGGGCTGCGAATGCTGGTCATCACGTTGCCCAGATTCACCGGGAAACGAACCTGATTGACACGCAGGCGACCTTCAGTGAACTCCATGCCGATGCCGCGACCCTCGGCGTACTCGCTGCCCATGATCGGGTAGCTGCCGACGGGGTTCAGCAGGTGAAAACTGATCTCGTCGCCCTGGCCCTTGCCCAGATCCTGACAGCGGACAATGGGCATGTGCTGGGTAGTTTGTTGGCGAATGGTCGCTTCAGCGCCCGCAG